GGACACAGTTAACAAAGCAGGCAGAAAATCTGAAAAAAGTTATCAATTGGCTAAGGCTTCACAAGAGCTAAAGCGTGACCTCGAGACTATCCTCTTGAGCAATCAAGGTGCTTCTGCTGGTTCGTCTAACTCGTCTGCTCGTAAGATGGCTTCTTTGCTGTCATGGATCAAGACTAACTCGTCAGTTGGTACTAACGGTGCTGATCCTACTACTATCGGCGTATCGACTCGTACAGACGGTACAGCACGTACATTTACTGAGTCGCTGCTGAAAGAAGTAGTAGCTGAAGTTTTTGATTCGGGCGGCTCTCCTAGAATTCTGATGGTTGGTTCTATAGGCAAGCAGAAAGTATCTAGCTTCACAGGTCTGTCTGCTTATCGTTATAACGTCAATGCTGGTGGCGGTGGTGCTCAGGCAACTATCGTAGCGGCGGCTGATGTTTATTTGTCAGACTACGGTTCAATGAGCGTGGTTCCCAACAGGTTCATGCGTACACGCGATGCTCTGGTGCTTGATCCTGAGTACGCTGCAATTGCTTATCTGCGTCCTTTCATGACTAACGAGCTTGCAAAAGCAGGTGATAGTGATAAGACACAAGTGCTTGTCGAGTGTACCTTGGAGGTAAAAAACGAAGCCGCTCACGGTATCGTTGCTGACTTGAATATGGCACTGTAATTGAATAGCCCCTAGGGATTCGTCTCTGGGGGCATTTACGAGGACTTATGGACTTTAGAAAACAGATTGTACATGCGGACGGTGATGGCGGCATTATCATCGAGACTAAACAGGATGTTACTGAGATATTAGAGAGTAACAACCATATCAGAGATGCAGACAAGGCAAGAACAGGTCATTTAAACGATTTGCACCACATAGCTCGGATTCCTTTTACGGTCATTGATGACTTGAACAAAAAGGGAGTTATGAGAGGGTTTGCGATTGTTGATGATACTGCGTTTGCCAAGTGGCTCAATGATTCCGATAATGCACAATGGAAAGTCTATAGGGGTAATATCTAATGGGTATAACAGTTGGCGTATGCGTTCCAGCTAGAGACGAGGTTCATACTGGCTTTGCGTTTGACTTTGCGAAGATGGTAGGACGAGATTCTAAGTTTCGGTGTGGTTCTAGTGAGAACGGTCTGAAGTTATACACAATGGCTGGTACGTTGATATTTGACCAGAGAGAAAAGCTGGTTGATGCTGCGTTAAGCGAAGGTTGTGACTACATTCTGTTTATTGACTCGGATATGCGGTTTCCTAGCGATACGATAGAGATATTGTTGAGCAGGAATGTACCTATTGTCGGTGTTAATGCGGTCACTAGACGTAAGCCTACGTTACCAACAGCCTTAAATCTTCAGATAGAAAAAGATGAAGAAGGCAAGATTATTAACCATGCTTGGCATAAAATAGACTCTAGAGATAAAGAGGGTATTGAGCCTTGTACAGCAGTTGGTGGTGGCGTAGTAATGATCCACAAAGATGTATTTAAAGCCATACCGAAGCCGTGGTATGACGTAGGCTGGGGTAGTAAGGGAATCATTGGCGAAGATGTACATTTTTGCGTCAAGGCTCTGGATAATGGATTCCAGACGTATGTAGATCACAGTCTATCTAAGCACATTGGACACATTGGTACGTATGAGTATCGATGGGAAGATGTAGAAGGTGATGCTGTGGAGAGACACAACTCAGGGAAATAGCGATGGCATTTACGAGCTATACGGATTTAAAGACTACGATAGCAAACTATCTAGCTCGTAGTGACCTAACAGACCAGATACCAGACTTCATTGCTCTGGCTGAGGCAAGGCTATCTAGAGAGCTTAGAACACGCAAGATGCTCGTTGTGGCTCGAGCTGATACCGTAGCAGGTATAGAGACGTTAGAGCTTCCTGCGAGCTTCCTAGAGATGCGTGACGTACACGTTAGGACTAATCCTGTACGGTCATTAACGTACCTTTCTCCTAATTCATTTTTTGCAACAGCTAGGACAACTGATTCGGGTAATCCTTTAAATTACACGATACTTTCGTCAGAGATTCAGTTCGCTCCGATACCTGATTCTGCGTATAGCGTACAGATGTTGTATTACTATAAGCCGGATGTTTTAAGTAGTACCAATCCATCGAATGTGTTTTTGGTTAATTATCCTGATGCTTTGCTATATGCGTCATTGGGTGAGGCTGAACCATATTTGATGAACGATGCAAGGCTTCAGGTTTGGGGTGCTTTATATGACCGAGCTATTTCCACAATCAATGTGTCTGACCAAAGTAGTGAGTATGGTGGTCAGCCTATGTCTATGTCCGCGAGGTAATTATGTCTGAAATGTCGAATTATTTAGAAAATGCTCTGATTAACGCTACGTTGCGTAATACGAGCTATTCAAGTCCAGCTACAGTTTACATTGGTCTTTATACATCTGATCCAACTGACGCTAATACCGGAACAGAGGTTAGTGGTGGCTCTTATGCGCGAGTAGCTGCTACGTTTGGTGCTCCTAGCGATGGCGTATCTACGAATAGTGCTTCTGTTGAGTTTCCAGTAGCTACAGGTAGCTGGGGAACTGTTACTCACATGGGTATCCTTGATGCTCTGACTAGCGGTAATCTTCTTTACCATACACCACTAACTACGTCTAAATCTGTTGCATCAGGCGATACGTTGAAGTTTTCTGTTGGTGGCATATCGGTAACTTTGGCTTAATCATGAAGATTGATTTTTCATTTGAAACTCAGTACGGAAACTTTTGTGATGCAATTCATTTGCCAGACGATCACAATTTAACTGATGCTGAGATTGAGGCTATGAAGCAGCAAAGGCTAGACAATTGGATTGCTATCGTTAGTGCGCCAAGCGTAGAGGAATAAAATGGCAGATCGCTATTGGGTAGGTGGAACAGGTACGTGGAACTCAACAAGTACAACTAACTGGGCGGCTTCTAGTGGTGGTGCAAGTGGAGCGTCTGTTCCTACTGCTGCTGATAATGTATTTTTTGATGCAAATAGTAATACAGGTACAGGTGCATTTACGGTAACGATGGCAACTACGCCTCGCGTTTGTAACGACTTTACTGCGTCTGGTTTAGATGGAACTATGACGTTAGCAGGTACGTCTATTGGCTTGACTGTTAGTGGTAGTTTAACTTTTCAATCAACAAACTTTACTCGCACTTACACAGGAACAACAACATTCAACGCTACAACCACAGGCAAAACAGTAACTACTAATGGCGTTTCATTTGGTAATGATGTTACGTTTGATGGTGTTGGCGGTGGGTGGACTTTAGGGTCTGCACTTACTACTACTATAACAACTACTTTAACTAATGGAACTCTTGATTTAAATAATTTAACGCTTACAGCAAGAGATTTTGTTTCAAGTAATTCTAATACAAGAACAATTGCATTTGGAACTGGAAATATTACTTGTACGGGCACTGGAACGGTGTGGAACACCGCAACAACTACAAATCTAACCACAACTGGAACTCAAGTAGCTAATATAACTTCTTCTGGCTCAACAGCAATTACAGTAACCCCTGGGGCAGGTATTTCTGAAGCAAACTCTATTAGTTTTAATTTTACTGGAGGTACTTACTCGCTTTCTTTTATGGCAGCAGGAGGAAATCCCGCCGCTAGAAACGTAGACTTTACCGGATTTGCTGGCACATGGAGTAGTGGTCCATCAGGAAATTCTGCTATTTATGGTAATTTAAAATTATCGACTGGGATGACAATAACTGCTGGTAATACATTAATTTTTGGCTCAACCAGCGGACTTAAGACAATTACCAGCAACGGTGTAACAATAAACTTTCCAATTACTTTTAACGGTGTTGGGGGTACATGGGAATTACAAGATGCGTTAACACTTGGCTCTACAAGAGCAATGACGTTGACTAATGGAACGCTAGATTTATCTGGAAAGACTTGTACTGTCGGAACTACCTTTACAACAGCAGCAGGAGGAACAAAGAATCTGACATTTAATGGCGGTACATTAGTTTGCCCTACTGCTAGTACAACAGCCTTCAATAATGCCCAGCCTTCCAATTTTTCGACTACAGCAGGTACAGGTACTGGCACTATCTCAATGACTGCTGCTACTGCAAAAACTTTTGTCGGTGGTGGATCAACATTTAATTGCACGTTAAATCAAGGTGGTCTAGGTACGTTGACAATTACTGGGGCAAATACCTTTAGTAATATTACTAACACAGTACAGCCTGCACAGATTACGTTCCCTGCAAGCACAACCAATACGTTTACTAACTTTTCATTGTCTGGAACTGCTGGTAATTTAATTACATTACGTAGTTCATCGTCAGGAACTAGATTTACATTATCTGATCCGTCAGGAACAATATCTTTGTCTTATTTAGATATTCAGGATAGTGCTGCTACAGGTGGTGCAACTTGGATAGCTAACGATTCTACAAATAGTGGAAATAATACTGGATGGAGTTTTATTGCTTTTTTAAGTAGTGATATAACTGCATCAGCCACGGTAGTTGGCAATAATTATCGTCTGCTTCCAGCAAATGGATTAATGAATGCTGCTGCTACTGTTTCTGGTAATGCTTATGGACTTGGGTTTATTAATGGACTAATAAACTCTACTGCTTCCGTGAGTGGTAATGCTGTTGACGTACGTGTTATGAATGCAATAATTCTATGCAATGCTAATGTTGTTTCTAATCTTTCAATAGCAACTAGCATAAATGCTTTAATAAATAACTCTGCATCGCTTAATGCTAATCTTAAAAAAGTTGGTGAAGAATGGATAACTAGCCAGCCAGTTTCAACTACTTGGTTTATACAATAATGCAAAAGATTATCTTCGGTGAATGGTTGCCAGACCAGCCTAGCGTGACTGGTGCAGTTACGGATGCTATTAATTGCTATCCTGTAACCAATGGCTATGCTCCATTCAGGCAGGAAGCTGATTATTCTGCTGAAGCTGCTCAGGACTTGTTAGTTACCTTTGCTGGCAAGTATGACGGTGCTACGACTTTATTTGCGGCTGGTGCTACTCAGGTTTATAAGTTTGACTCTAACGATACTACATTAGACTCTGTAAGCACTACGTATACGTCCACAGAAACATGGGATGTAACTCAGTTTGGCTCTAAAGTTATTATTGCCAATGGTGTAAATAAGTTGCAAGCCTATAATTTATCTGGTGGTTCATCGTTTGCTGATTTGGCTGCTGCTGCTCCTGTTGCTAAGTACGTAACAGTAGTGAGAGACTTTGTTGTAGCTGCTGATGATGGAAGTGATAGTAATAAGGTTTACTGGTCTGATATTAACGATGAGACGGATTGGACTCCAGCTTCATCTAGTCAGTCAGATAACCAGATTCTTCCTGACGGTGGAGACATTACAGGCTTAGTTGGTGGTGAGTACGGCTTGATCTTTATGGAACGAGCTATTTACCGTATGAGCTACGTAGGCTCTCCGTTTTTCTTTCAGTTTGATGCTATTTCGCGTACTTTAGGCTGCTCTACAAACGGCTCTATAGCTCAGTTTGGCGGTATTACTTACTTTCTATCGGATGATGGCTTCTATGCTTGTGATGGACAAACAACTAAGAGTATCGGTGCTGAAAAGATAAATAGATGGTTCTTTGATAACGCTATTCCTAACGAAATACGTACTTCAATGAGTGCTACGGTTGATCCGGTACGTAAATTGATTGTCTGGAACTTTAAAAATACGTTCGGAACTCGTTATTTGCTGCTGTATTCCATCGATTTAGGTCGGTGGAGCTATGCTGAGACTACTGCTGTGTCTGTTTCGTTTGGACTGACACCTAGTGCTACACTTGAGCAGGTTGATAACTACGATAACAACTTAGATACGTTAGATATTCCGTTAGATTCTCCTGTTTGGGCTGGTGGGATACTGTTATTGATGGGTGTTACTGGAAGAAAGATTATCTCTTTCTCCGGTCAGCCTAAGTCAGCCTCTATATCATCGGGTGATATAGATGTAGGCAGGTCTGTTATCACATTGGCTAGACCAATAATTGAGAATGGTACTGGAACTGTAGCTGTTGCTAGTCGTGAATTATTAACTGACGATATTACATTTAGCACAGCAGTAGCGGCTGATAGTGAGGGTCGTGTTTCGCTTCGTTCTGGTGGTCGGTATCACAGGATTAAGATGAGTCCTACTAGTGCGTCATGGAAAACGGCTGTATCGACTGAAATTACTATTACTCCACAGGGTACTCGATGACTCAGTTTCGTACATTACCTGCGTTCGGTGGTGATAATCGTGCTGTAGCTGAGGTTGTCCGTGGGGTTATGGACGGTAAGACGAACAATACTGGCTCAGTTACTTTAGCGACAGGAAATGCGACTACAACCACGATATTTGACGAGCGTATAGGCTACGAAAGCCTTATTTTTTTAGTTCCTATATCTGCTGCTGCTAATTCCGATTCAATGCCATACGGAGCGTTTCAGAGCCTTGTAGACCAGTCTTTAACCGCTGATACTGCTACGGCTATGACGTTAGATACGACTGACTACACTAACGGAGTGTATCTATCGAATAGTTCACGGATGAATGTTAGAAATGCAGGTGTTTATAATCTGCAATGGTCAGGTCAATTTGTAAATACTGATACTCAGATACATGATGCAAGCGTTTGGTTAAGAAAGAACGGCACTAATATTGCAGGTTCAACAGGGTTTATATCGGTTCCTAATAAGCATGGTAGCGTTAACGGAAGTTTGATTGCAGGGTGGAATTATTTCCTAGAACTAGCTGCTAACGACTATATTGAGATTTATTTTTCAGTTACTAATGCTTCTGTTAGCCTCCAGCATTTTGACGCTCAGACCAGTCCGACTAGACCGAGTACAGCCTCACTTATTACCACTATGAGCTATGTTTCTCCTAACGCGTCAACTAATGTATATGTATCTAGTAGAACGCAAGGAAGTGCTACTCTGACTCATTGGTCAAATAACACAGCAAATAAAACGTATGGTTACATTGTGGTGGGCTGATGGAGTATAGATATATTGCTCCACAGGAACTACGGAATTGGTGGTCTAGCGTTAAGTTAGGCTTAGAGAAGATTAAAACCAAGAGTCCAGAAAACTGGATAATTGAGGATGTATATACGGACTGCTTCAATCAAAAGAGTCTGTTATTTGTGCTGATAGAGAACAACCACTACGCTGGATTCTTTGTATTACAGCCACAAGGCGAAACAATGCACTTATG